TCATTGTCTTTAATTTCGCAATTTTCACAATCTTCATCATTTGTATATGATGACCTAGATGAACATGTAGAGTTAGAATTTAATGTTACTCTAGTTGTATCTTTATTATCTAAAAAATTTGTATCAGTTAAATCAACTAATTCAATAGACATATCCTTTAAATCATTAAGGTCTATATGGTTTTCATCAAATATATTTTCAAAAATTTCGTTATCAAAAGATTTGAGAGATAATTGTGAATTTGCAGTAATATTATGTTGTATAACAATAGGTTTAAGTTTTGTGTCTTCTGATTGAAATAGATGTTGATAATCTTCTATCTTAAATAATATATTTTTGTTTTTATTAAAAAAATCAGAATTGTTTAAATAATCAATATCATCAAATACATTAAAAGTAAAATCATTTTTTATTCCTAAAAAAGAACCATAAAAATCAACCCCATGCGTAAAATTATGTGAATGAATTAAAATACTAGATAAATAAACAAATAAACTGTCAACATATGCAGAATTATTCGGGTCTAAAAATTTAGTATGACAATCTTGTTCAGAAAAATCTAATTTGGGAAGTGTAAATATATTTTCACAATTGGTATTATATTTACCAATTAGGTATTTATAAGGGTCTAATAAGGGTGCTAATTTAAAGAACACATCTTTCTCCTTAACTTTATTATTAACTATATTTTTTATTCTACAATTATATATTTTTGAATCTTCAATTTTTTCATTAATTTTTGAAATATAAAATTTATTATTAAAGTTAACATTATTAAAATTTGTATCATTTAATGAGAAGAATCTTTTATAAATAGGAATATAATTTTGAGTATGTGAGAGAAATAGTAAATTAGAATCTTCTAAAGAACTAAAAAGTTCAGTATTTTTTCGTTTTTGATAATCAATAATCATTCTTTAGCTAATTAATATATAAATTATATCTGTTTTTAACTTATTTATAATTTATATAATTTATTACCTTAAATATTTATAAGTTACATAAATTATAAATATAATTATTATTATATAATTTATTACGTTAAATATTATATTTTTATTTTCTGTTTGTCTAATAATGACATTAGAATTAAAAAAATTTGATATGAAAAGTATAAGTTTCAAACCAAATGAAAATAAAGGACCAGTAGTTGTATTAATTGGTAAGCGTGATACAGGCAAATCATTTTTGGTAAGAGACTTACTTTATTATCAACAAGATATACCAATTGGTACAGTTATATCCGGAACAGAAGAAGGAAACGGTTTTTATGCAAAAATGGTACCAAAATTGTTTGTTCATAATGAATATAATACGGCAATTATAGAAAATATTTTAAAAAGACAAAGAACTGTATTGAAGCAAATAAAAAAAGAAATTGAAGCGTACAAACGCAGTACTATTGATCCTAGAGCATTCGTAATATTAGACGATTGTTTATTTGACGCTACATGGACTCGTGATAAAATGATGAGACTTTTGTTCATGAACGGGCGTCATTGGAAGGTCATGTTAGTCATCACAATGCAATATCCCTTAGGTATCCCGCCCACACTGAGAACCAACATAGATTATGTTTTTATTCTTAGAGAAAATTACATTGCAAATAGAAGAAGAATATATGAAAATTACGCTGGTATGTTTCCAACATTTGAAAGTTTTTGTCAGGTGATGGACCAATGCACTGAAAACTATGAGTGTTTGGTTATAAATAATAACTCAAAATCTAATAAATTACACGATCAAGTCTTTTGGTATAAGGCAGATAATCATGGTGATTTTAGATTAGGTTCAAAAGAATTTTGGGAATTATCAAAAGGTCTTAAAGATGATGATGAAGAAGAACAGTATGATCCTAATGCAGTAAAAAAACGAGGTGCTGGACCTAAAATTAGCGTTAAAAAGGCTAATAAATGGTAATCCGCTTTTATAAAAACCGCTTTATAAAATAAAATAGTAAACAATATAAAGACAATGTTATAATAATAAATATTATAAGATGGAAACTTTAAACATAGTTGAACTAATTGAAAAAAATCCAATTATTAAACTTTCAAATACATATAATAGCAATTTATTAAATAAAATAAAACAAAATTTTACAGAAATAGAACAACAATTATTTATAGGTAGTTTTTATTGTTATTTAAACTATGATAAAAATATTGATTTTATTGTTGATTTGGATAATATATGGGAGTGGTTAGGTTTTACTCAAAAAGTAAGTGCTATTAGATTATTGGAAAAACATTTTAAATTAGATGTAGATTATAAGGTTGCTTTACCAAATTGTAAAGCGGTTTTAGGTAAGATAAAGGTTAATGGCGGTCAAAATAAACAAATTATAATGCTAACAATAAAAACATTTAAATTATTGTGTTTAAAAGCCCAAACAAAAAAGGCATCGGAAATTCATGAATATTATATGAAATTAGAAGAAATTGTACAGGAAACATTAGAAGAAGAAACAAATGAATTAAAACTTCAGTTAGAACAAAAAGATAATATTATTTTAGAAATTAAACAAACTACTGAAGAAGAAAAATGCACAATAAAAAATAATTTAATTAAAGAAAAACAACGAGCTGTTGAAAATGCAATTATTATTCAATTTCCTGTAAATACTGAATGTATTTATTTTGGAACAATTGACAATACAAATGATTTATGTGAAAAATTAATTAAATTTGGTCATACAAATGATTTGGGTACTAGAATATTAGATCATAGAAAAAAATATAATAATTTTATTTTAGTTAATGCTTTTCGTGTACAAAACAAGGTAGAAATAGAAAATTTAATAAAACAATATCCCAAAATTAAAAAACAAATTCGTAATATAGAAATAAATGGTAAAACCAAAACAGAAATTATAGCATATGATTTAACGAATTTTACAATCGAAAAATTAACTAAGCATATTAAAGATATTATTCATTCAAAGACTTATAGTATAGATAATTTTAATAGAGTGTTGAAAGAAAATGAAGAATTATTAAATGACAATAATAGATTAAAAGATATTGTTAAGAAAAATGAATTATTATTAAATGAAAAAACTCTTGAAATTAATGAATTGAGAGAAAAACTAAAAGAACAACAAAAGATTATCGAATCTGTTAATATTGATAATCAGTCCGTTTATCAAAATGTCTTATTACCTGAAGATGAATTAAATAAGAAATTTAATGAATTTGTAAATAGTATTTGTATTGTTCGTCCAGATGTAGAAGAATTATCTGTTAACCTAGAAGGACGATATCGTTTATGGTCTCAATTAAAACCTTCGAAAGAAGTGTTTCATGCTCTTAAAAATTATTTAGATACTAGATTTAAACCTAAACGCATTCAGGGAAATCATGGTTACTTAGGAATTAAACTAAAAACTCTAGAATATAAAAAAACACAAGAAAATTCAACAGTTGAAACATTTATATTTCAAGTATGTAAATTTTCTGATACTGGAAAAATATTAAACTCTGTATTATTGAGAGAATATAATAAATGGAAAATTTCGGTTGGTAAAGAATTGTCTGAAAATGATATGAAAGAAATAAAGGAATATTTAAATTCTTCACCTTATGCATTAAAAGCAACAGTGTGGACAGATGAAGGAAACAATGAAGGATATTATGGTTTATCATTAAAACAAAATGAAATCAAACCAAAAATTATTTCATCAACAGGTAAAAAGGTTTATAAGAGAGAAAAAGATACGGATAATTTATTAGCTAGTTGGGATACAATTGCAAAAGCAGCTGTATCTGAATGTATATCAACTGCAAAAATGAGTCGTTGTGTTAAAAATAAAATTATAATAAATGACTATTATTATAGTGTTATTTAGATTTTTATAAAATTATGTATCATCAAATGAAAAATTTTAATATTTATTTTTAATTTTTGTTAGCAAATGGACCACTAACTAGTTCACTTTGTCCATAATCTGTTTTACCTGTAACAATATTTTCACCTTCAAATAGTTCCATACAAATATCGGCAGTAGAAATATTTTCTTGTTCATTTAAAGACACTTCTTGTGTATTTACATTATTTACACCAATCAAATTACCCTCACCATCAATGGTTTGTGTTAACATATTACCAGATTTTTCTGCGGTTTTAATATTTTCTTCAATTGCCTTTTGTTTACTTTCTTTAACACGTTGTTCAAAAGCAGACTTAGCATTTGTTTCATTCTTTTGTTTTTCACTCATTAATTGATTTAATTCTTCTTCCATATATTCAACACGACCTGTTTTATAAGCTTCTGGATCCCATGGCATCCACAATCCAACAGGACCTACAAAAACATCATGATTTGGATCAACTTCTCTCAACATTTTACATCTTAATTCAGCTTCTTCTTGAGTAGGATATGAACCTCTGATTTTTAACCCTCTAGTATTTGTTTGGAATTTATGAGCAATATCAAACTGTTTTTGTAATTCTTCTTCATTATTATCAATAAATGTTTTATATTCATCATACATACCTGATTTAATTAATGACTCTTTTTCTTCTTTAACAAAATCTTTGAAATCATTTGAAACACTGTCAAATGAAATATTGTACTTGTATGAAACAAAATTTAGAAATTGGACAAATTTTTCCATTGATTTATTAAATTCCCATTTCTTTAGGAATTCTTCAAAAAAGAAAATTTCCTTTTCCTTTAGTATTTTTTCAGGAGAACAAAAAGACACACACACAAATTTTTGACCTGCAATAGGTTTATCTTCTTCCAATAAATCAACATATTTAGGATTTACCTTACCATTTATATTTTTTCTCTCAAAACTATCAGAATTCTTATATTTAGAAGTTTGTTCCATTTAAATAATTAATTATTTAAACTTTAAGTTTTTTATCGCAATATATATTTTTTTCTTTTTATTTATTATAATGAACGGTTTAATTAACGTTGGAGAACTTGTTAAGAGAATTATTAAGTATCTTGTTGAAGGTTTAATGGTGGCTATTGCTGCCTACGCTATTCCTAAACGTTCTTTGAATATTGAAGAAATTGTTCTCATTGCTTTGACTGCTGCTGCTACATTCAGCATATTAGACACTTATGTACCCAGTATGGGAGCCACTGCTAGATCAGGTGCCGGATTTGGTATTGGAGCAAATTTAGTACATTTCCCTGGGGGATTTTAAAATAGTAAAATGATAAATAATAATAAAAATATATAATATTATAAAATAAAAATTAAATAATATTATAATAAGATAAATAATAAAATTGATTAATTTTATATT